GGCGGGGGGCGGGCGAGGCACGCCTCGCCCGTACTGCGGGGAGATGCGGGCGGGACGCCCGCGCGCCATAGGGAGGATGAGGATGACGGGAGAGGTCAGTATCAATGAGATAAAGGTGCCCAGCGGGGCGCCGTTGGTGGGGCAGGTGGCGGTGGCGGTGACGGGGACGGCGGTGCAGTTCACGGCGACGGCGACGCACCTGCCGGGGGGGACGGTGCTGGTGACGGCCAACAGCGGGAACGCGGCAGCGGTGGCGGTGGGTGGCTCGGGTGTGACGAATACGGTGGACGGGACGGGGAACGGGTTGGTGATTGAGGCGGGGGAGACGGCGGTGGTGCTAGTGAAGGATCTGTCGGATCTGTACGTGAACGGGACAGGGAACGACTGGGTCACGTACACGGCGGGGTAGCACGATGGCGGAGCAGGTGCTGAGTATGTCGAAGATTTATCCGGGCGACGTGGTCAAATTCACGAGTAGCGTCGTGGATCCGGATGATGGCGTGACGGCGGTGGATCCGGATACGTTTGTGATCACGGTGCAGGACCCGGACGGGGAAGAGACGGCGTACACGTATGGCGTCGATGCGGCGTTTCTGCGGTCGGACGTGGGGGACTACTCCCTGGAGATCACGCCGGATGCTGCGGGGGTGTGGTACGTACGGGCGGCGACGACGACGCCGGATGACGTGGACGAGTATTTTTTCAGGGTTGAATCGAGCCCGTTTTGAGGTGGGTTATGACATTTGCTTTGCGTAAGGCGATTTATTTGACGGCGGCGCTGGGCGGCGGGGGGACGTACCTCATCCGCGACGAGTTTTCCGACGCGCGCGCGGCGGGGAGCGTGGATGGCACGCCTGCCACGCCGGGGCCGGGGACACGCGCAGTCACAGACACGGACGGGGACGGCGTTTCGGTGGGTAGTGGTATAGTAACTTTGGAAAACGCCAATAGCACTGCGGGTGATCCTGGATTCTGGCTGGACGGCATCGCTAGGGCGGCTGGCGTGGCGATGTTTACAAAGGTGACGCTGACATCCGGGAGCGGGACAGCGTTTATCGCGATGGATGGCGACCAGGCTGGTTTTCCCGACCAGCGCATCCGTTTTTCTGCCGGTAATATAACTGTAACCAGTAATTCTAGCTGCATCGTTGGGGCGGTTGCGAATGGAACGGCGAATATTTACGGTATTGTCCTTCGTGAGACCGGGCTTTTCTATCTGCTGCAACCGGCAGGGAGCGAGGAGTGGCTTGTTCTGTATGTAGAAGACTCAGAAAATGTAGCCACGAATTACCCGAATTTGAGCATATACTCGCGTGAATTGACTGCGGACTATGTGCGCGCCGCGCAGTTAAAAGGGGCGTGGACAAGTGATTACGGTATAGCCACGCAGCGCCTAGCCGGGGCACGCAGCCCTGGCGACACGTTCACCCACGAAGCTGATTGCCTTATCGAGTTTACAGTGGCGACGCTACCATCGGCGGGGCAGATCGAAATGCGGTTCAGAATCCAAGACGCCTCGAATTACTGGCAAGTAACGGTGGATAGCAGCGGCAACCTTGATCTCGATGAGGTGGTGGCCGGCAGTCCGACGCAGCGCGGAACGGATGCCGGGCACGTTGCAGGTGGTGAGCGCGTCGTGATTATAGCGGACGACGAAGATATTTCAGTGTTTGAGGCAAACACACGCCGGATTACATACGGCAGTGCGGCAAATTTCAAGACCGAAACGGATGGCGAGTTAGAGACAGAGGGGACGGGCGGCGCAGTCTCGGATATTGTCGCATACCCGCGCGTGCTATCAGGTGCGGCGCTTTCACAAGTGGAGAAATATACACAATGACAAAAGCAGGCTGGATTTTTGTTAGGAACGACGGCAGCGGCAATCCCGATATGCCGGATCGTGTGGGCGGGGCGATTACGAATCCGTTGGACATCACGCGGCTCACGGGTGGCCCCGGCGGGCAAGAGCACACACACTTGCTAGTTGGTGGCATTGCACTACCTAGCGACCAGATCGCCGTGTTTCACATCCACATCGTTACAGACATCACCGGCGCGTGGGTGCAATTGACTCGCCCGGATAGTGTGCCAGAGCACGATCACACACTACCGCTGGATGGCAACGGCAACTTATCCCCTGACTGGTTCTTGCTGTTCTGGATCGGCAGTGACGCGGACGCGGCGGCGATTGTAGCTGATCCGAATTGTCTGATTGCGTGCGAGGCTGCGGTATCGGAGCAGGGCGGGCAAACAGTCATCGGCGCGCTGGACAATACGCCGTGGACAGCTGGCGAGCGGGCCACGTGGGAAGCGCGCATTCTAAATGTGCTGGGTATGGATTTGCCCGATGAGGTGGACCGTGGCAGGCGTCTCGTGCAATTATTCGCGGGGCCGCTGTCATCGCGTGCGAATCAGACAGAGATGGCGTTAAGACCGACGAGTGCGTAAACTGCTTTTGCTTTTGCTGGCGGCAATCCTGGCGGGGTGCGTTGACACTCCGACAGTATCGCCGCTACCTACGCCGTCACCGACGCTGTCTGCGGTGGCGACGCCTGCGGCGCAAAGCGTGGTGATTCTGGAACCGCAGGCCTATTTTCCGCTGGTGCTCAAGCAGCGACCTTCTCGCGTGGTGGGATACGCGGGGAGCTATCGTAATCTGCCTGACGCGCCGTTCTATAACTGGACGGTGGGCAGGCCAAACGCACCGGAGAACCAGAGTCGGATGTTCTGGTGTGGATCGGACTATCATCTGGGCGTGTTGCTTGGCCCGGCGTTGGCTGTGGCGCGCGTTGACTTCGAGAGCGGCGTGATCGGACGTGAGTGGCTGATGTTCAATGAGCCGGACTTGCCCTCAGAATGGCAGTGCGGGAACTATCCGATCACGGGATTGCCGCGCGACCCGCGCAATACTGCGCCGCAAGTCTCTGATTCACCGGAGTGGGCGGCGGCGCGATTTTTGCTGATTCGCGAGTTGATCCTGGAAGCCGATCCGAGCGCGCGGTTCGTGGCGGGCGGGGTCGCGAGGCCGGGCGTGCGCCAGGCGCAGGACTGGTGGGTGCGGTTCGTCGGTGAGTTGGCGCGGCGGGGCGAGTTGGACGCGGTCGACGCGGTGCACGTCCACGGGTATCCGCGCTGGTCCGTGCCGTGCGACGATTGGTGTGTCGACGATTTGACCGCGATGTTCGAGGATTGGTACGCTGAGCACCACGTGGGTCTGGGGCTGGGCGACAAGCCGATTTATATCACCGAGACGGGCTTTGCGCCGTTTTGCGGTGATTATGAGTTCGATGATCCGCAGGCGTACATCGATGCGCGGAATCGCTTTGCAAAGCCGGTGCTCGATTGGTTCAAAGGTCCGGACAATCCGGGCTATGAGCGCATCCACAACTTTTTGCCGTTCTCCGGCAGTCAGAGCGAGCGTGCGGCGTGGTGGTGCAGTTTTATGGAGCGGTATCCGGGCGGGGAGTTGCTGCCCATCAGTGAGGTTTGGCGGTGAACGATGGAGCTTGAGCTGAGAACGTATACAATGCGCGAGATGGGAGGAGAGTGATGTCGTTGAGGGCGGTGTTTCTCTGCGCGCAGATCTGCATCCAGTTATATTGTGCGCTGCGGCTGTGCCAGATCGCCAGGTCGAAGTGGGGGAAGCGGGCGTGGCGGAGGGCGTGGAGTTTCGGAGCGGGTGCCTTTTTCTTGATGTCGGTGCGGCGCGTGACGGCGCTGGTGAAAAACCTGGGGTACGCGCATTTGGTGACGTGGATAGGGGATGTGGATACGCTTTGGCTTCCGTTGATGATCTCGGGGTTGTTGTTCCTCTTCGTCGACACGGTTCACGGGGAGTTGTTACTACGGTATTCGAGCGTTGCAAAAAAGGGGGATGAGGATGTGCTGGGTGAGATTCGACGGACGTTGGATGGGTTGACCGATGGCAGTCAGTAACGAGGTGATTCTGGAGCGGCTGGAGAACGTCAGCGGGCTGCTGGAACGGCATTTCGAGGCGAGCGATAAGATCCACGGGGACCACGAGGAGCGGCTGCGGTCGCTGGAGACGAAGACGGTGGTCATCCAGCAGCGGCAGGGGATTTTGGCCGCGGCGCAGGGGGTGTTTAGTGTGGTGGCGTCGTCGGTGGCGGGGTTTCTGTCGAGGTAGTCTGAGGAGATGCGGGCGGGACGCCCGCACGCCAGGGGGTGCGTAGTGGCGATTGGGGCGAATAGTTACGGGAGTGTGGCGGAGGTGGCGGCGCTTTCTCCGCTGTACGCGACGGGGAACGGGACGTTCGACACGGAGACGCTGCCCACGCTGGCGCAGGTGGAGAAGTTTATCGACCAGGTGAGCGGCGCGGTGAATGTGCTGCTGGCGGAGGCGGGGTTCACGATCCCGGTGAGCCAGGCGGACGCGAAGTTGGCGCTGGACGGGTTCGTGGCGCAGGAGGCGGCGGGGCTGGTGGCGTATGCCAACGGGGCGGGGCCGTTTATCCCGTCGGGGATGTACCAGCGGGCGGAGAGTCCGAACCGGATTATCCTGAAGGACGCGGAGGCGTTTATCGAGGCGCACGCGCAGGGGTTCGAGTTGCTGGGCGCGGCACGGACGCGGACGCTGACGAACGGGTTGGATGCGGCGAGTGTGGATCCGCCGTTTAGCTTCGATTGGAGTGGGTAGACCCCCCTTAGTCCCCCCACGTGTGGGGGGAGACTGGAGATGGTATGAGTGATGCGACGATTCAGGCGGCGCTGCAGACGTTGATTCGGGGGTTGGACCGGTACACGGATGCGAATGTGACGCTGGGGGATTTCCGGCGTTTGGTGGGGGCGCGGTGTGTGATTATGCCGGGCGCGTTGCGCGACCGGCGGGCGGGCGACTGGGCGCAGACGGAGCGGACGTGGGGGCACTATCTGCACCTGTGGCGTCAGTTCTCGGGTGACGATGTGAGTGACATTGTAGCGGACCGTGACGCGGTGATCGAGAGGCTGGACGCGTACCCGACGTTGGACGGGGAGAGCGGGGTGACGGTGGAGGGTGTGGAGTCGAGCGAGCCGCAGTGGTTGTTTCCCGAGGGTTCGGGGATGAACGCGAAGCCGACGCACGTGGGGTTCAGGATTGCGGTGACGACGGTGGAGGATTATTCGGTGGCGGGGGAGGGGGAATTCACGTAGACCCCCCTTGGTCCCCCCACTCGTGGGGGGAGATTGGAGAATGGAAGGAGGATGAGGGATGAGTTTGAAGGCGTTTAGGCGAGCACAGATCAGTAATGTGGAGGGGACGCCGGGGACGGCGGAAGCGGCGGTGGAGGTGCTGCCGGGGACGATTTTGTACGATGACGGGGTGACGATCCACCGGCCGGAGGAGGATCGCAACAACCTGGCGGCGAATATGGCGGACGATGTGATCGCCGGGCGGGAGGCGCACCTGACGTGGGCGTTCGATCTCAATTTCCGGCACATCTGCTGGGCGCTGGCGATGTCGATCTGCGGCAATATCACGCCGACGCAGCCGGATGCGATGTACGAGCCGAACGCGTATCTGTGGACGTTCACGCCTGCGCTGACGGCGGACGGGAATACGCCGGACCAGACGGACGGGATCGATACGTTCACGATCGAGTGCGGGGACGCCAGCCGTGCGTACGAGGTGGAATTCGCGTTTGGGACGCGGATCGAGATCAGCGGCGCGCCCAACGAGGTGGTGAAGGTGAGCGTGGAGATCACGGGGCGGCAGGTGACGAGCGGGATCACGTTCACGGCGGCGTTGACGGCGCAGAGCGTGCAGAAGGCGCCGTTCAATCTGAGCAAGGTGTACATCGATACCTCGTGGGCCAACCTGGGCACCACGCAGGTGACGGGGATGGTGAAGGGCATTACGTGGGCGCTGGATACGATGTTCACGGCCAGCTACGGCCCGGACGGGAATCTGTACTTCACGAGTCTGGATGAGGACCGCAAGGCGCCGGAGATCACGCTGGTGTTGAAGCGCAACAGCGATGCGCTGACGGAGGAGACGGCGTGGGAGAACCGTACCACGCGGTTCATCCGCTGGGAGATTCTGGGGACGACGGAGTTGGACGGCGGCGAGAGCAATCCGCCGTACCTGCATCTGGATACGGCGTGCCGGTATTTCGAGTGGCCGCGGTGGGGCGACGAGAACGGGCGGACCACCATCGAGGCGAAGGCGGAGGGGGTGTACGATAGTACGGGATCGGCGATGTTCGAGGCGGCGGTGAAGACGGCGCTGGATGCGTACCCGTGACCCCCCTTAATCCCCCCACGCGTGGGGGGAGATTGGGAACGGGGAGTGTTGCGAGTTAAGAGAGAGGAGGAGAGCGATGTCGAGGTTTGTGAGTGATACGGATGTGAAGACGATCCGCGCGGCGTGGTGGGGCGAGGACGAGACGGTCACGATCAAGAAGTTGACGTATGGGGACCGGCAGAAGATCGCGAAGCAGGCGGTGAAGCTCAAGGCCGGGAGCGATGGGGAGTTCAGGGAGGCGGAGTTGGGGGCGGCGAATCTGGTGCTGCTGCAGGTGGGTATCCACTCGTGGACGTTCACGCATCCTGAGAATCCGAAGAAGAAGTGCCCGGTGAGCCGGTACTGGATCGAGCGGCTGACGGAGGAGGATGCGGATTTTATCCTCGAGGCGATCAACGGCTTCAATCCGGGCACGAAGCGGACGGAGGACGAGCAGGAGACGTTTCGAGGCGGCGATCGAGACGGCGATCCGGATGGGGAGTCCGCTGCCGGGTGAACTGACGGATACGGTGCTGATGCTGGAGACGGGGTGGAGTTGGCAGCAGTTGATGGAGACGCCGCCGGATGAGGTGGAAAAGATGCGGATTTTGATCAATAAGCGCGCCCTGATCACGAAGGAGCGTGCGGAAGCGGCGGAAAGGGCGGGGAAACGGCGATAGTTTTTTCTTAGAATTGATTTCAGACCCCCCTTAGTCCCCCCACTGGCGTGGGGGGAGACTGAGAGGGGGGCGCGCGTGGATGTCCTGCGGACATCTTGGCAGAATGGGAATCCGCTGGATTCCCATTCTGCATAATTGGAGGTGTGTATGTTCACGAGTAAGGCGGCGTTGGAGATTATTCTCCGGGCGCGGGACGAGGCGTCGAGGACGGTCGGGCAGGCGTCGAAGAGTTTTGGCGTGCTGCAGGGCGCGGTGGCGGGGTTGGCCACCGGCGGCGTAATGCTGGCTGGCAAGGCGGTGGTGGGGCTGGCTAAGGGCGCGGTGCAGGCCGGTGGCGCGCTGCTGGGAATGGTGCAGCAAGCCGCGCCGATCGAGGGGATCGGCGCGGCGTTCCGGTCGGTGGCGACGGATGCGGATGCGACGCTGAATATGCTACGCGCTGGTGCGCAAGGGATGGTGAGCGACGCGAATCTGATGCTACAGTACAACAGCGCCGTGCAGTTGGTAGGGAAGAGTTTCGCGGACGATCTCCCGGACGCGATGCAGTATCTGAGTAAGGTGAGCGCGTCCACAGGCAAGGATATGGGGTACTTGCTCGATAGTCTGACGACGGGTGTGGGGCGGCTGAGTCCGATGATCCTCGACAACCTGGGGATTCAAGTCGATCTGGCAAGTGCTACGGCGCGGGCTGCGGAGATGTACGGGCTGGAGGCGGATGCGCTGAGCAAGGCGCAGATCCAGGCCGGGATGATGTCGGTGGTGCTGGAGAAGCTGGAGCAGAATACGGCGGGCCTGCCAGACGTGACGGAGAACGCGGCGACGAAGATGGCGCAACTGCGGACGATGTTCCAGAATGTGAAGGACGAGGTGGGTGTGGCCTTGATCCCGGTGCTGATGGAGTTGCTGGTGCCCCTGGGGGAGCTGGCGATGCAATACGGGCCGATGCTGGTGCAGTGGTTTGTCTCGCTGATTCCGGTGATCAAGGAAGCGGTCGCGTGGTTTATGTCCGTGGAGACGAACGTCGAAGGGATGTCCGCGAAGGTGGGCGCGGCGCTGGCCCTGATGCAGCCGATCTTCTCGGAGGTGTGGGGCTTTATTCTGCAACTTACAGGGCAGGCGGTGGCGTGGTTCCAGGCGAATTTGCCGCTGATTATTGCCACGGGGCAGGCGCTGGCGGATTTCTTCCAGAATCACGTGGCGCCCACGCTGGATAATGTGTGGGCGATCATCAAGACGGTGGTCAGCACGGCGATGACGTGGATTTTATCGGCTATCACGGCGACGATGCAGGTGATCACGGGCGATTGGGAAGGGTACTGGACGACGGTAAAGGATTTGGTGGCGACGATATGGCAGGCAATCCAGACGATTGTGACGCAGTTTATGGAGGGCGTGCTCAACGCGATCGGGACGAATCTGGAGACGTTTAAGGGTACGTGGTCGAGTAACTGGCAGATGGCGAAGCAGATCGCGGCGACGCAATGGGAGCAGATTAAGGGGACGATCAAGGCGAAGGCGGACGCGATTGTGGGCGACGTGCGGACGTTCTTAGGGAACGTCAAGAGCGCGATCAGCGGGTTCAGCCTGCGGTCTGCGGGTGCGCAGTTAATCAACGGGCTGAAGGCGGGGATTATGAGCGCGGCAGCCGGTGTGGTGGATGCGGCGAAGGGTGTGGTGGCGGACGCGATCGCGGCGGCGAAGGCGTTGCTGGGGATCAAGTCGCCGTCGAAGGTGTTCGCGGAGATGGGGGCCTACGCGATGCAGGGGTTCAGCCTGGGGCTGGACGATACCTCGTGGATGGCGCTGCACTCGATGCAGGAGGCGCTGGGGATGCTGACGGGGCAGACGGGCGCGGGTCACCGGTACGCGGTGTGGGGGCCGGGTGTGGGCGCTGGCGGGATGCGACTGGGCGGCGGCGCGGGCGGGATGACGGTGATTATCCACAATCACTTCGAGCGGGATAGTGTGCGCTCGTATGAGGATATCGAGTTTATCAGCCGCAAGCAGCAGGAGATGTTTGAGTTGCACGGGGCGCGGACGTGGGAGATTCAGTAACCCCCCTCGGTCCCCCCACGTGTGGGGGGATGGGGAGCGGCGGGGATAGCAAGGGTTGACAAGGTGTGGTACAATAGATGTAGGTCGACAAACCGAAACAGAGAAATAAGGCAGGGCGCTTTTTTGCGTTCTTTCACAAACATTGGCGTTGTGGGTAGAGTCCCCCAGCGGTCTGCCGTAATTCTCTTAGGTTTGTCGACCCCGGAGGAAGAAAGCGCGCCCGCTGGGGGACTGTGCGTTTTAGCGCCAGGAAGGGGTCGACAAGATGGAAGTGGTAGGGGTTGGTACGGGTGTGGTGAAGGTGTCGTTGGATTGGCAGGAGTGCGCGTTGGTGGCGCGGGCGCTGCGGGCGTTTACGCCGCCGAGCGAGCGCGCGGACCGGCAGCTCGGGTCGATGGTCCCGGCGTTCGAGGCGCTGGCGACGTTGGCGTTCGAGCGGTGGAATTTGCCGCCGGATGCGCGCGAGGCGCTGGTGGCGTTCGGTGTGCCGGAGGCGTTGGTGCTTTAGAGAAGGCTTTACCCAAAAGCAGGCTCGCGTGTGTATGCGCGGGCCTGTTTTCGTTGTACCCCCCTCGGTCCCCCCACGTGTGGGGGGATGGGGAGCAGGGGGAGAGGGAGATTGATAAATGGCAATGACGATTACGGTCGATAGTGTGGACATCACGGCGTATGTGGACGTGGGGTCCATCGTGATTGAGACGGTGGCGGATTCGATGATTGCGACGTGCCGGTTCCGGGCGTGGGATCACAGCGGGACGATCGATATCGAGGAGAAGGATGCGATCACGATCGTGGATGGGGCGACGACGTTGTTCGCGGGGGAGGTGGCGGACGTCGACGAGGGGCAGCACGGGTTGACGAAGGACTGGTCGGTGGTCTGCCAGGATAATAATGTGCTGCTGGATGAGGGGGTGGTGACGAGCGAGAGTTACGATGCCGGTGAAACGGATAGCGACATCGTCGCGGATCTGGTTCACGGTCACGAGGGGATCGATGCAACGACGCACGTGAGCACGCTGGATGCGTCGATGGAAGCCGTGACGTTTACGGCGATGACGCTGCGGGAGTGCCTGGACGATCTGGCGCGGCGCACGGGCGCGCGCTACTACGTGGACGCGGACAAGTATCTGCACTGGTTCAGCACGGAGAGTAATGCGGCGGCGTGGAACCTGAGCACGAGTCCCAACGGGGTGACGCTCTTCGGCTATGGCGGGTTCAGGCGGCAGGGGCGCGCGTCGAAGCTGGCGAACCGTGTCTACGTCCAGGGGAAAGAGGTGGCGGGCTGGGTGGTGGATGCGGCCAGCGTGGCGACCTACGGCGACCGGGAGGCCGTCAGCCGGGACCAGCGCATCACGACGGCGCAGGGGGTGACGGACAGGGGTGACGCGATCCTGGGGCGCTACGACCAGCCGCGCAGCACGTACGAGCTGTATGTGGAGCGGGAGGGGCTGACGGCGGGGATGTCCATTGAGGTGACGAACGAGATCTGGGGCATTTCGGCGCTGACGTTGTACATCCGCAAGATCAAGATGGTCTGCGTGGATAAGACGGGCGACCGGCGGCGGTACTATCTGACGCTGGGGGACTGGTTCGCGGATATGGCGCGCGCGAAGCGGCAGTCGATGCTGCAATGGGCGACGGTGGAGACGGAGTTGACGACCGTGGTCGACACGGTCTTCGATACGGATGCCCCGGCGGCGCCGAACGCGCTGGGGGCCGGGAACGTGACGACGGGGGTCGATCTGGACGCGGACGGGCACCAGATCGTCTACTTCACGCTGACGTGGAGCGCGGTGGGTGACGCGGACCTGGATCATTACGAGGTGCAGATCGCGACGGCGGCGGACTTCTCCGCGCGGCTGGCGACGCGGATCCATCCGGCGGGCGGAGATCGCGAGGAGCGGTTCGACGGGGTGCTGGGCAACACGACGTACTACGTGCGCGTGCGCGCGGTAGACTGGGTGGGGAATCAGTCCGCGTGGGATTACGGCGGCGGCACGCCTTACAGTTTTACGACGGCGCGGGATACGGCGGCACCTGCGCAGGTGACAGGGTTGAGCGCGGGCGGGAGCCGGACGCTGATCGGTCTTTCGTGGACGGCCAACAGCGAGGCGGACCTGAAGCATTACGAGATCCAGCGGGCGCCTGACGTGACCGGCTCGCCGGGGACGTGGGCGACGATCGCGCTGGCGCGGCTGAATTACTACATCGATCAGGACTTCACGGATCCGGAGATCTCCGCGAACGATACGTTCTGGTATCGCGTGCGGGCGGTGGATACGTCCGACAATAGCGGGACGTGGGCCACGCAGACGAGCGCGGAGCTGGATCAGGTGGGGAGCGATCACATCGCGGCCAATGCGATCACGGCCAACCACATCGCGGCCAACACGATCACGGCAGCGGAGATCGCGGCGGGCGCGATCGATACGGACGAGCTGGCGGCAGATGCAGTGACGGCGGACAAGATCGACGTGACGCAGTTGAGCGCGATCGCGGCGGATATGGGTACGCTGACCGCGGGCGAGATCCGCGTGGGCACCGGGACGGTGGGCGTGGATTTCACGGGGTTCCGGATCTACGCGTCGTACATCGGCGGGTTCAACGATGACGATTTCCAGGCGGGAATTCGCACGAGTGATGGGGCGCTCGTGGGGGTGGGCGGTGACTTTACGGTGACGGAGGATGGCGTGTTTATCGTCATCCAGACCAGTTTTATGAACGACCACGCGTACGGGTTCACACTGTCGGGGTCCTACGTTGGCGGCGTGGATGCCCGCAACGGGAGCGGCAGCAACGAGATCCGGGTGTATTCAACCGCGCCTGCCGGAGACGACGGGCTGGTGGGGTTGTCATCGGCGGCGCCGTCCGGGCAGCTTGCCAGTTCGTATGTGAGTGCTATCGCGGACGATGAGTACGTGGTTCTGGAGTTAGTGGCAGACGACGCTGCGCCGGAAAACTACGCACGTTTCTACGGCGGCGGCTCTTCGGGCACTAAGGTGTTCATCGAGGACGATGCGAATGCGGAGATGACGATTGGCCTCACGATCAACCAGGGGGCCAACGACGACGAGGCGCTGGCGCTGAAGAGCAGTGACGTCGCGCACGGGATGACGGATGATGCAGAAACCGACACGTACGGTTATTTGAGAAAGGTCGAAGGTTCTAGCGGTGGCTTGGCTTTGGTTGGTCTTAAAGATCCTGATGGAGTAGCAGGATTTGCAGTTTATATCTCCGGAAAATTGGGCGAGGCCGCAGATACTGCAAAGACGACGAGTGCGGTCGGTGTGGTTACGCTCGGTGGGGCGGTGAAGTCGGGGACCGGGTCGACAGCGATAGGCGCAGATGGGAATATCGTCTGTATTCGCAACTATGGCACCACGCGATTTATTTTCGACGCGGAAGGATCTGCGCACGCGGACGTGGAGTGGGTGGCGTTCGACGATTACGACGACCTGGCCCTGGTCACGGACCTGGAGCGGGCGATGCTGGCGCAGCAGGACCCGGTGAAGGCGGGGTTCGTGGAGTTCCTGCGGTACAATCACGCGGCGCTGGAGGATGCGGGGATCGTGCATTTCGACCGGGAGAACCCGGGGCACGCGATGCTGAATACGACGAAGTTGTCGATGCTGCTGGTGGGTACGCTGCGGCAGTTGGGGGCGCGGGTAGAGCGGGTTGAGCGGGCGTTGGCCGGATGACCTTCGGTCATCTTGAGCAGAACCTGCGGTTCTGCTAGTTTTGAGGGGAGGAGACGCTAATGAGTGAGGAGAAACAGGGAGTGCAAGCGCCGTTGATTTTGACGGTGCGGTGGGATAAGCAGGGAATGCCTGCGGTCAACGTCCTGAGCGGTGATGAATCGGCGCGGGATGTGATCGCGGCGTTGAGCCTGGCGCAGCGGGTGATCTCGCGGCGCCTGGAGCGGCAGCTCGTCAAGGCGCACAGTGAAGTCGCGCACCTGCGGGCCTTGCTAGAGGTTGAGCGAGAAGGCGCGGAGGCGGCGCCTCCTGCGGAGGCGTTAGAGGTGGGCGACGGGTGAGGCCGTGGCGTGGGCGATTTCGATATCGGCCCGAGCGATCTCCAGGTAACGGTTGACCATCTCGAAGGTTTCGTGACCTAGCACGCGCTTGAGGGTGAAGATGTCGCCGTTGTTGCGCAGGTACATTATGGCGAATGTATGACGGAAGCGGTGTGGGTAGGCGCGGCTCACGCCTGCACGGTCGCCGATGCGGTGGATGAGTTTATAGAGGATGTTGGGGTCCATCGGGTGGCCCTTGTTGTTCAGGAAGACGTGTTTGTCGCGGACGCTGGGGCGTTCCTGGGTCTGGTACTCCCAGATAGCGCGCCCGACCTTGGCGTCGAACGGCACGACGCGTTCCTTGGCGCCCTTGCCCCACACGCGGATAGTGCGGTTGGTGAGGTCCAGGTTGTCGGTGGTGACGTCGCACAGTTCCTGAGCGCGCAGGCCGGTGTCGAGCAGCAAGAGCAGGATGGCCTTGTCGCGCAGGGCCGTGGGGCGTTTGTTGGCGGCCAGTGTCTTGGAGTGTACCTGGACGTATTTGCGGTTGCGTGCGGTCGCGGACAGCATTGCGTGGATGTCGTCGGTGGTGAAGGGGACGATGGTGGGTTTGGTGGGGCGGGGCGGTTTGACGCGGCGCACGATGTGATCGTCCGCGTAGCCCTGTTCGACGGCCCAGGTCCAGAGGGCGCTCACGGCGGTGTGATGGTTGCGCAGGGTCTTGTTGCTGAAGCGTCGTGAGGGTCGTGAGGCGATGCCCGCGGGCGCCTGGCGCAATGTCGCCAGGTGCGCCATAAACTGCGTGATGTCGTCCGCTCCAATGGTGGCGATGGGCGTGTCTGCGCCGAGGTAGTCGACCAGGCGCGTGAAGACGAGGCGGTAGTTGCGGACGGTGTACTCGCTGTAGCCGCTGCCTTCCATTTGCAAAAGCAAGCCCACGGCGGCGTTCGAGAGGGTCAATAGTCGTTTTTTGCTCATCCTTATGGACTCCAGTTCATCCAGCACGAATCGACTTGTGATAATTGAGGCAATTATCACGGGTCGGAGTAGTGATAAATGGGCGATTTATCACAAGTCAGATATTCGATTTTCTGGGGTAAGAACTGTAAGGACTGCGGTTTGACTCTCAAACCGCCAACGACGTAACTGGGGGCCATACGGTCCCCAGGGAGACCAGGCCGTTAGGACTGGAGTGGGCGAGCCGAGACTCGAACTCGGGACCTCACGGATGTGAACCGTGTTTCCCGCCCCCCCTTTACTCTGGGCCTTACGGCCCGGTTTTCGTCAAGAAGTTTCGCCCTCCAGTTAACCCCGATTCTCGCGGACCCGAAGGACTACAGTTCCCCCTTTGTTGACGTGTGCTAGGACGGTTGTGTACGTTTCGTTTGTGTTAGTTTGGTGCGTGAGGATTGCGTGCCCGGCGCGGTCCTCACGGCTTGTGGGGTGTGGTCGCGAGTATTACGGTTTGCATCCTCCGCACGGGACATACCCATAGGCTACAGCAGCATCACGACTCCCGAAGCAAAGCCTGTTGTGGTCCGCGATGGAGCTCACGTGACGGCATACAAGAGAGTGAAACTTATCTGATCTAGCACTTCCGACATATGCAGCGCCGGATGTCGATTCCGGGCAACGCCATACACCAGGAGCGATGTAGTTAGGTTCTGGTGTAGGCGTGGGTGGCTGTGTTGGGATCGGCGTCGGGACTGGCGTCCGCGTTGGCCGTGGCGTGTTGGTGGGTGTGGGTGTAGGTGATGGCCCCGGTGTGATGGTGGGTGTGGGTGTCGCCGTTGGCGTTGGGGTTGTAGTCGGTGTCGGAGTACTGGTCGGTGTAGGCGTTGAGGTTTTGGTGGGTGTCGCTGTTGGAGTGGCTGTGGCAGTTGGCGTTGCGGTCGCTGTTGGTGTTACCGTGGGTGTTGCTGTCGCCGTGGGTGTGTACGTGGGAAGGATGCCGATCTCGCGTAGCGTGATGTCGCCAATGATGTAGCCCCAGAAGAGAACAAAACATCCGGTGATCACGATGAAGATAAGTCCGAGAATGCTGACGCGAATTCGTTTCTCTTTAACAGGAACTGTGAACTGGGCATTATGTAGCCATTTGACGATGGCGATGACAGCGAATATGCTGTATAGACATCCGTGCTTTGAAAATGTTGAGGCGCGGCGTTTGGTCATCTTTGTGCCTTGTTAAATATTGCGGTTATCGCTTGCTTTTCTGAATTCGGGAACCTAAAAGTATCCCACCCGAGCGGTGGGGTTGTTTTATGTCATAGCTCCGTAGAAAAACCACCAGCGACGAGGCGGACGTTGCGTTTTGATGATTTCTTTTACCCGTTCGCGTTCTTCTGATTGGAGAATGAGCATCAAAGCGTCGAATTCAAGCGTTTGAAGGTAGTATTTTATTTTGCCCATAGGGGGGTGCTTTTTCGCGGACCAAAGCGCGTATTTGAATCAGGACGTTCTCTCGATCGTCTTCTGAAAGTTGGCTGTAAAGGAAGTTTAGTTCCTGAATACCAGGAGTTGGTTCCTGCTCTTTGGGGAGCAATCCAGCTTTTCTAAAGACAACTTCCGCAGGAAGCTGCAAAGCGTGTGCGATTGCCACGCAAGATTCTGGACCAGCTCTTCGCTCCATACTGAGAATGCGACTTATTGTTGCAGATGTAATACCTTCGACTTCCGCGATATCAGCAGATCGAATCCCTCGCTTATCCATTTCGTCTCGTAACCATTTTACGAACTCTACAATGTTACCCATAGTCAAAATTTTACTCCAATAGGCACTACCAGTGGGTAGGGTAAATTTCCCTCTTGACAAATTATGCTATTTTATGCTATAATTACCTATAGGTAGCAACAAGTAACCTATCGGTAGATAAGTCACTGGCCCGTGCGCTGTCAATCCGCCAGAAAAGGGCTAACCCACTGCCTGGGAGGTCCGAGTGCGTACGAGCCTAACGGAAACACAAGAGATGCGGTAGGCGGCGGGCCGGTGGCTTCATTTTAGTGAAGGGGGAGATATGGAAAAACAGATGAAGGTCGAAGCAAAGAACGTGAGTATGTACGATACGCAGTGGGACATCGTTGACCGGTACGCGCGGTCGATGGGGCTGAGCACATCGGCGGCCCTGCGCGTCATCGTCAACCAGTGGCGTGAGTTGCGCCAGCAGTACGGCGGCTTGCGGGTGAACGTCGTCCCGCAGGAACCCGTCACCATTGGCGAAGAGGGATAGGCGATGTTGTGCGCGACGTGCGCCCGGGCAGTCGAGGAGCGGTCGGAAGCAGACGCCCGTGTCTACTACTGCGAGGCGAGGCGTTGTTGGATTTCGGCGTGCAGCGCGTGCGGCTTCTTCCTGGTAATGGAGGCCATTCCGCTGCCCGTGCTCCGTGATGCTGTCATCGGTCTCTACCGGGCGCGTTTGCAGGAAAAGCGGTGGCCCAAGGATGCCGCGACGCGCGTCGACCTGGCGCGCCAGGCGGCGGAGCGCGTGATGATGTCGCGCGGGCACGCGGTGGTCGAGCGTCGCGTGCGGCTCTATGCGGGCGAGGCCCATCGGGCTGTGTTTGGTCATTCGCCTTCATTATAGAAGGCCGTGGTCGCAGGTACGAGAACGGGACGCAAACGGGACGTAAACGGGGGCAAGATGATGGAATTGACTTTGACGTTGGACGTTGATCGTTTAATCGCACTGGCGCTGGGTTTGATGATGTTCGGGATCGGATTCAATGCGTTTGTGGAATGGCTGGAACGGCGTCCGCTCGGGCACCACGGCTACACGGCGTTCCTCGTCGTCATCGGCGTCGCCGTCACCGTGTTGGCCTCGTGGCCCATCATCGGCTTCAAGGCCGTGCTGACGCTGATCGTGGCCTTCCTGGCCAGTGGAATCCCGATGGTCGTCGGGAGCATCGCCCGCTATATGCGTGAGCGCGATGCGGACGCGGAGGCCCTGGCCTACGACGCGCGGGAGCGGGTCGAATGACCAAGGCCAAGGTCGGTGCGACGAAGTACAACCAGAGTTTGACCCGTGTCGAACGGGCGACCTGCGGGATGCGGGATGCGCTGAAGGCGGCGGTCAACGCCGTCGGAAGCCGTAACCCGATGGCCCTGCACTACCTATCCATCGCCGGGTTGGAGTTGAGCGAGGTGCAGGACGCCGCCCGCGTCCTGCGTGAGATCGGGAGAGGAGCGAAAGATGCCAGAACGAAGTGAGTGGCAAGAGGCGGAAACTGCCTGGATTGCGGAGGCACAGCATCGCAGCGTACACACGGCACGCAGCTACGAGCGCGCGATGAAACGCTTCAAAGCCTTCGTCGACAAGCCGCTGGCGGACGTCGGTGGTGCGGATGTGCGCGCCTGGGTCGATGATCTACACGATAGCGACCTGAGCGCCAACACCGTCAATACGTACCTGGCGGCAGTCTCCTCGTTCTATCGGTACTGCATCCACATCCACACCGTCGTCGTGGATGGTCGGGAGCAGGGTCTGACGACCTACAACCCCACCACTCGCGTCAAGCGTGACGCCGTGCAGAAGTACGGCACCGTGCGATCCCTCACCGTCGACGAGATGCGTGCCTTGCTGGCCCAGCCAGATCGCACTACCGAGACCGGCGCGCGCGATTACGCCATTATCCTCATGGCCTTCCTCACCGGTCGACGCAACAGCGAGATCCGCAACCTGCGCTGGCGTGACATCCAGGGTGGGCGGCGTTACCACTGGCGCGGCAAGCGGGCGAAGGAGCGCACGGATGAACTTCCGGCGCCTGTCTGGGCTGCTATTGTCAGTTATCAGCGCGCGAGCGGTAAACTCGATCCGGTGGACAAGGATCCGGTATTTACCTCGGTGCGCTTTCCGCGCCAAACACTGTCGTCCCAGTACCTCGTCGAGATGGTCTCCTCCTATGCGGAAGCCGCAGGCATCGCCCAGCGAGTCACGTTCCACATGCTGCGTCACACCTACGCCAGCATCGCCTATGAGTCTGGCGCTAACCTCGGGGATGTCAGATATGCCCTGGGGCACAACAGCCTGGATACCACGCGCATCTACATCGACCAGCTTGGCGCAGTCGGAAACACGCAGTGGCAGGCGTTGTGGGCGGCAGTGGAACGAGTTGAAAACAGCAGCGAAGGAACCGCGAAACTTCCGGTATTGGGTGTGTGTAGCGCCCGCGGGGGCGTGGCCCTGGAAAACGATGGGCGGGTGGGGACGGGGCAGGCGTGACTTGAAATAATCATTCATTATCACAAGTCGTTTTTGGCGGAAATTGCGACGTGGTGAGGACCCCCTACGTCATTGGTTTTGGCGATTTTTTGGCCCTTGCAGTCATTGCAGGAATTTTGCTTACCAGTTGAGAGAAACGGGTTAGGAGTGTGGCGTGGACAACTTCGAGGGGTATATCAACGATCTGAAGGAGGCGGTGCGGATTGAGGATGTGGTGGGTGAGGATGAGGATCTGGGTCACCGGCGGGGACAGTTTATTCGAGGGTTGCAGCACGACTCGCTGGTGATCGATGTGCAGAAGGGGACGTATCACTGGAATAGTCGCGGGGAGTGGGGCGATGTGATTCAGTGGCTGCAGGATCACCGGGGGATGGATTTCAAGGCGGCGGTGGGGCATCTCGCGGAGTTGGCGGGGATGGAGCCGCCGTCGTGGTCGAAAGAGGGGGCGGCGACGCGGTTGGCGGCGCAAGCGCGGATCGATGCGTTTACGGTGGCGGCGCGGCATTATGTGCTGGCGCTGCGGAGGTGCGAGGCGGCGCTGGACTACTGTCACGCGCGGGGTTGGGAGGATGGGACTATCCGTGATGCGGGGCTGGGGTATTGGGATGGGGATCAGGAGGCGTTGCGCGCGGCGTTTTCGATGCACGGGATTACCCCCCTCGGTCCCCCCACTGGCGTGGGGGGAGGCGGGGATAAGGTGGCGAGGGCGCTGTTGGGGATGCCTGCGGGGATGTTGGTGTATCCGCACGTGATTTTTGGGCGGGTGCGGTACGTGAGCGCGCGGGGAGTGGGTGCGAAGCGGCACTGGAATCCTCCGCGCGATTTGGTGGGGGAGCGTCTGCCGATGTGGAATCACGTGGCGATTCCGGGCCGGGGTGATGTGGTGGTGGTGGAGGGGCAGGCGGACTGTGTGACCCTGGGGCAGTGGGGGATCCCGGCGGTGGCGCTGGCCGGGGTGAAGGCGGGGGACACGGAGCCGGGGCGCACGTTGCTGAAGGCGTTGGGCACGAGCAACCGGGTATTCGTGGGCCTGGATAGCGACGACGCGGGCGCGATGGGGGCGAGGGCGCTGGCGGAGTCGCTGGGGCCGACGATTCACGTGGTGCGATGGCCGGATCACGACGTGAACGACTGGTTACGGAACGATCCGAAGGTCGCGACGTCCGCTGCTGCTACGGCGTTGTTGGGGCGCGCGCCCACGTTCATCGAGGTGTTTGCGTCCTCGGTGGGGGATCTGGTGAATTCGCGGCGCGTGGACGGGTTGAAGACGTTGATGAAGATGGTGCGTCGTCTGGATGATTTCGAGCGGGCGGAGATGCGGACGCGGTTGGCGAAGGCGGCGGGGATCGGGGTACGAGAGTTCGACCGGCTACTGAAGGCTGCGCAGCCAGAGGAGGGAGAGGGGGGTGCGGGGGGAGAGGAGGACGGTCCGCTGATCACGGTGCAGACGGTGGGGGGGATGATCGGGGAGAATTTGGTGGAGTTGGTGTACGTGCCGCCGAAGGGGAGCGCCGGGGCGGTGAATCAGAGTGGGGGCGAGACGGCGCTGGCGGTGCGTACGCCGGAGGGTGAGGTGCGGACGGTGAAGGGGTTGGAGGTGGACGGGATCGGGTTCGTGCCGGTGCCGCCGGAGAGCCAGATTCTGATGGAGGGTGTGGTGCGGTTTGCGCCCGGGCCGGGGGATCTGCTGTCGACGCGGGAGTTGGTGCGGCTGATCCAGTCGACGATCAAAAAGTATGTGGACGTGGATGTGTTCTACGAGACGCTGGCGGCGTATTATGTGTTGTTTACGTGGATGTACGATGCGTTCAACACGCTGCCGTACTTGCGGATGATCGGGGACGCGGGGACGGGGAAGAGCCGGTTCCTCCAGGTGGTGGGTTCGTTGTGTTACCGCCCGATTTTGGTTAGTGGGGCGGCCACGGTCTCGCCGGTGTTCCGTCTGCTGGACCGGTACCGGGGGACGTTGGTGCTGGATGAGGCGGACTTCGGCAAGAGCGACGAGGCAGCGGACATCGTGAAGATTTTGAACACGGGGTACCAGCGGGCGCAGGGGATCGTGCTGCGGGCGGGGGCGAAGGAGAACAACTTCGACCCGGAGGTGTTTATCGTTTACGGGCCGAAGATCCTGGCGGGGCGGAAGCGGTTCGAGGACTGGGCGGTCGAGTCACGATGTCTGACGAAGGAGATGGGCGGCCCGACGGTGCGGACGGACATTCCGATCGAGCTTCCGCGTGATTTCTGGCGGGAGGAGGTCCCGACGTTACAGGGGATGTTGTTGCGGTATCGTCTGGAGCACTGGCAGCCGGAACGGGAGTTGGATTACGATCAGTTGGATAAGACGGTGGAGCCGCGGTTGAACCAGGTGATGTTGAGTTTGGTGAGTATCGTGGACGATGCGGATCTGCGGGACGATCTGCGCGGGTTTATGCGGGATTACAACAAGCAGTTGATCGCGGAGCGGGGGATGACGTTGACGGCGCGGTGCCTGGAGGCGATCTGCGCGCAGCACGATATGGACGCGACGGATTTGAGTCTCAAGTCGATTGCGAAGCGGATGAATCAGATTATGGATTTTGAGAATCTGGAGGAGGACGAGGTTTCTGACAGTAACCGGCGGGTGACGCCGAAGAAGGCGGGGACGCTGGCGCGCAGTCAGTTGCAGTTGCAAACGGGGCGGAGCGGGGCGAATGGCCGGTACGCGGTGGTGTGGGACGAGGTGCGGGTGAATGCGCTGCGGGCGCGGTACGGGGTGGATGATGAACGGTTGGGGAATGTGTGTGCGGAGATTATCGATATGGAGCGGCGGGAGTTGGAGCGGAGGGTGGAGGCGTCGCAGCGGGCGCAGTCCGCCTTCGGCGGACGGTGAAGGTTGAAGGTTGAAGGTTGGGAGAGAGGAGACATCGATGAAAGAGCGACCGATTTTGTTCAGTGGGGAGATGGTGCGGGCGATCTTGGCGGGGCGGAAGACGCAGACGCGGAGGGTGATTAAGCCGCAGCCAGAGTTAAGGACGGGGGTGTGGGGTGGCCCATATCTAGCGTCTACCAAAAAGAATCACAAAGTTGGAAGCGGGGATCAATCCTGTCCCTATGGCGAGCCTGGGGCCCGGTTGTGGGTGCGGGAGACGTGGAGAACGGTAAAAACATACGATCATTTGAAGCCCTCGGATATTCCGATGGGGGATGCGGGTCGATGGCCTGTTGTGTGGACAAAGACGAGCTTCCTATATTCTGACTATATCGAAAAATACGTTGGAAAATGGCGCCGTTCGATTTTTATGCCGCGATGGGCATCGCGGATTACGTTGGAGGTCACGGATGTGCGGGTGGAGCGTGTGCAATCTATTACACGCAACGACGCGAAAGCGGAGGGGGTTAGCAATAGGTGGCATTGGGGACCCGATAGAGATCCGAACTTGTTTCTTCGTGGAACATTGAATCCCTACGTTGCAAACTTCAGCGTATTGTGGGACTCGATCAACTCCAAGCGCGGATACGGTTGGGACGTGAATCCGTGGGTTTGGGTGGTGGTGTTTCAGAAGGCGGAGGGATGATTTACTGAACTTATGAACGTTCTGAACTTTGTGGAGGGTATAAGCAGGGTTTAAATGTATTTAAATTAAATTTTATCCGGGTATGTGCCCCCACAAAGTTCATAAAGTTCAGAAGTTCAGTGGCGCGGGGCGCGCCTTGGCAAAACCTGCGGTTTTGCTAGTTCGGCAAGGCTTCGTTGTGAATCTCTGTTGGTTTTATTTGCGAAAATGGGCGATTTTACTGAACTTATGAACTTTATGAACTTTATATATGAGGTCGAAGGGCGGGGAGATTTTTTCTACTGCTCAGGAATAGAAGATAGGGGTTTGGTTTATTCAATGTTCAGGGGGGCAAAGTTCAGAACGTTCAGAAGTTCAAGGATGCGCGCAGAATGCGCGCGCATCTTGGGCAAAAACCTTCGGTTTTGCAGGGGAGGGTGAGATGGTGAATGTGCGGGAGTTGATGGCGCGAGGGGCGGCGGAGACGACGTTCAGCGGGGTGGGGTTGTGGGATGTGTTCAAGGATAACCGGCGGTGGATTGGGTCGGTGGTGGCGGATATGGGGCGTCCTCCGTTTGTGGCGGGAGAGGGGGAGCCGTGGGTGTTTGCGCCGGGGACGTTTGTTTTCGCGCACGGCGTGGTGGTGGATATGAGTGAGGAGATGTTGAGAGAGGAGGCTGAGATGCAGGAAAGGGAGACCCCCCTGGGTCCCCCCACACGTGGGGGGAAGGGGATAGACGAGGAGACGGTGCGGTTGATGGAGATGCGGGTGCTGTTGACGGCGATCGAGGTGTTGGCCCGGCGGTTGGAGGAGTACGCGGAGAAGGCGCACGATCCGGTGCTGGAGGGTTGGGCGCTGGATGTGGAGATGGAGGCGGGGGAGTTTGGGGGCGTCGCGGACGACGCCTTGGCAAAATCTGCGATTTTGCAGGGCAGTGGATGCGCAGGTCAAGCGTGAATCGTTAAGAAAGGAGTCAAATGGAGAAGCAAGCTGAATTGGAGATGTGGGCAGTTGTAGAGGTGATGGGGCACGGTCGGACGGCGGGGATTATTCGGGCGTCTGATCTGGGCGGCCTGGTCCGTGTCGATGTGCCGGTAGGTGAGGGGTATCGTACGGAGTATTACGGTGAGAAGGCGATTTTCAGTATCAAGGTGGTAAGTGAGGAGATCGCGCGGGCGTATGCGCTGCCGGAACGGGAGATCGGGATTTACGATGAGGCGATCGTTCCGCGAGCGCAGTACGAGGAAGCGTTGCGACTGGCGCGGCGGGAGAATCAGGCATTGCAGCATCGATTATCCGTCTTGGAGGGACGATTGACGGCGGTGAATTCGCTGCCTGCGCCGGATGATGTTGTGGAGGATGATGTGCCGTTTTAGACGGCACATCATCAAAGACGCCGGAGTGGCGCAATGGTAGCGCGGGCGCATCGTAAGCGTCAGGTTGCGGGTTCGAGTCCCGCCTCTGGCTTGGGGCGACCTGCGGTCGCCTTGGCAGAACCTGCGGTTCTGCTGGGTCGTGATCGACCACGCGCAAGCCGAGGGTGTGCGGCGACGAAAGTGGTGGCGGATTGGGCATCCGCCGGGTAAGCGTCTGGAGCTGCGACCACTGCTGAAGGCTCCTCGGGGGATCCCCTCCCCCGGCGCGTGGATTTTTTGATTTTAGATTTTGGGATTGGGAGAGGAAATGACTCATATAGCAAGACCGGCTTTCAGTTATTACGGATCCAAGTGGCGAATGGCGTCAGCGATTCTTGATCTTCTGCCGCCGCACGAATGTTACGTGGAGCCATTTGGGGGATCTGGTGCGGTTGTTCTGCAAAAGCCGCCTGCATTCGTGGATGTGTGGAATGATTTGGATAAGAGTGTGGTGGGATTTTTTCAAATGTTACGTGATCGTCCGAATGATTTGATTCGAGTTATCCAGTTGACGCCGGTGTCAAGAAGTGAGCTTGCGTTGGCATTCGAAGATTGTGATGATCCGTTAGAGAAGGCGCGACGGTTTTATGTGCGAGCGTGGCAATCGCGAGGCGGGATAGCCAGGTGGAGAAGTGGGTGGCGGTATGAGGTAACTGCGTCCAGAGGGAAGTCATTTGTGAGTAATTGGAATGAAACGTACCACTTGTGGGATATTGTCGAACGCTTGAAGGAACTGCAGCTTGAGTGTGACGATGCGGTTGCCGTTATCAAGCGGTTCGACGCGCCGACGACTGTTTTTTACGTGGACCCTCCCTACCTAGTTGAAACACGGAGTACATCGCATTTTGTGGAGTATGCGCACGAAATGGACACTGATGGTCACGTGGAGTTGGCGGAGGTCCTACGCAATCTTCAGGGAGGTGTGATTTTGAGCAGTTATCCAAATGCGCTGTACGAGGAGTTGTATGCGGATTGGAATTGTATGCACGTGCAGACGCGCACACGATCAGCAAGGCAGGCTACGGAGGTTTTGTGGATGTCGCCGCAGATTGAGTCTGCACGGCATCCGTTATTTCAGGAGCTTACGGGAGGAGGTCGGTAGACGATGAAGGTGTTGGCGATTGTGAATCAGAAGGGTGGGGTGGGGAAGACGACGACGGCGGTGACGGTGGCGCACGGGTTGGCGCTGCGGGGGCTGCGGGTGTTGTTGGTGGACTTGGACGCGCAAGGGAATTGCGCGGATGCGTTGGGGATCAAGAAGTGGAACGGGGTGTATGCCTGGCTGGCGCTGGGGACCCCCCTCGGTCCCCCCACGCGTGGGGGGAAGGGGGAGGGCGTGGCGCGGACGGTGCGGGAGGGGTTTGACTTGGTGGCGTCGGATAAGACGACGGTGAAGGCGAAGAAGATTATCAACGGGGAGAGTTTTTCGGAGCGGGTTCTACGGGGTGCGTTGGATGCGCTGCACGGGGCGTATGACATTGTGGTGCTGGACAGTGCGCCGGGGGCGGATGTGTTGCAGATCAATGCGCTGGTGGCGGCGTCGCATTTCATTATTCCGGTGAGTTTGGCGCACCTGGCGACGGTGGGGGCGCGGGATATGTTGGGGACGGTGGCCTCGTTGAAGCGGGTGGGGGCGTTCCAGGGGCAGTTTTTGGGTATTCTGCCGACGATGTGGGAGCGGACGACGAAGGAGGGGCACGCGCAGTTGCGGGGGATCGCGGAGGCGTTTGGGAAGATGGTGTATCCGCCAATTCCGATCGATGTGAAGGCACGGGAGGCGCCGGGGCACGGCAAGACGTTGTGGGAGTACGCGCCAGGATGCCGGGCGCTGCGTGGGACCCCCCTCAATCCCCCCACACGTGGGGGGAGGAGGGTGGGAGGCTACGAGAAGGTGGTGACGCGGGTGGTGGATGAGGTGGGGTTGTGACCCCGCTCTCGGAGACCCCCCTCTCGATCTCCCCCCAAGGGGGGGAGAAGGAGCTGACGGAGCGGCAGCGGGCGATTGTGGGGTTTGTGCGGGAGCATAAGTATCAGGATGAGTTCGATGTTGGGGCGGCGTTTGGGTTGCGGTGGCGCGAGGTGAGTGACGAGGTGGAGCGGCTGGTGGTGCGCGGGGCGCTGGTGTGGCAGAAGTCGGTGCACGGGCGGTATTTGAGAGTGGGAGACGTAGAAGGGTGAGGGGCGACGCACGCGTCGCCCGTACACGGGAGAGAGAGGAGTGTGCGGGATGAGTGGGAAGAGTCGAATCGAGTGGACGGATGTGACGTGGAATCCGGTGACGGGGTGTACGAAGGTTTCTCCGGGGTGCGCGCATTGTTACGCGGAGCGGATGGCGCGGCGGTTGGCGCGGCGGTGCGGGTACCCGGAGGCGCCGCATCATTTCGATGTGACGGCGCATTTTGATAAATTCGACACGCCGAAGCGTTGGAAGAAGCCACGTAGGGTGTTTGTGTGTTCGATGAGTGATTTGTTTCACGAGCATCTACCCACGGAGGTCATTTTGATGTTATTGGAAACTATGCGGGACTGCCCACAACACACGTTTCAGATATTGACAAAGCGCCCGTTTCGGATGCAGTCTGTTCTGGCGGAGTGGTCAATTGGCTCTGGCCCGTTGGCTAATGTATGGGTGGGGGTGACGGCGGAGAATCAGGAGCAGGCAGACACGCGGATTCCGATGTTGTTGCAGACTCCGGCGGCGCTGCGGTTTGTGAGTGTGGAGCCGATGTTGGGGGAGATTGATCTTGACGGTTACATAGGAACAGAGATTCAATTGAGCGATTACGATTTTGATTATGGCGACGGTGTTGACTGGGTGATCTGCGGTGGGGAGACGGGGAATGGGGCACGGCCGATGCGTCCGGGTTGGGTGCGGGGGCTGCGCGATCAATGTGTAGACGCCGGTGTCCCGTTCTTCTTCAAGTCGTGGGGAGAATGGGGTGAGGTGCGGATGCTGAAGAGGAGGGTCGTGGAGAAGTTCGAGCGAGGCGTGAGCACATACAGCAATGGTGACTTGATGTTCCGGGTGGGGAAGAAGTGGACAGGATGGAAGATCGACGGGAAGGTATGGAGGCAATTTCCCGGAGAGGAGTGTGCGGGATGAGTGGTTGGGATGGGGTGACCGCGGATGTGGAGGCGATTCTGGGGGAGCGGGAGCAGCAGGTGGAGGATCGCGGGCTGCCGAAGTGGAAGCGGAATCAGAAGGCGCGGGACAAAGAGCGGACGAAGGTGACGATTGATTTCAGCAAGCAACCGGGGTTGGTGCGGCGGTTGTACGGGATGGCGGAGCAGGAGCACGTGGGGATTTCGTCGCTGGTGGTGTGGTTGTTGGTGCAGGGGTTGGCGCGGGTGCGGGAGAAGGGTGTGGTGGTGCCGAAGCGGGCGTCGCGGAGTTTGAAGCATAGTTTCGATGTGAGGGTGGAGACGGTAGACGGTAGACGGTAGACGGAGGTATGAAATGGAAGAGGGAAAGGTAGTGGGGCTGATGTTGCTGAGTGCAGTATTGAAGACTGTGAATCTGGCTTGCTTGCTGGCTGATGGTGACGAAATCCTCAGACGACCAAACGGAGTCGGGGCAGGAATGCGACGAATCAGGCGAAACAGGGGATTAGGCCAGCATCGATGGCGGCATTAATGCTGGCATCCGGTGGCAGTGCGGGGATTAATGCCGGTATTTATGCGGGTATTTATGCTGGCATTGACGAAGCAGGGGCGACGGAGAGCGATTTTTAGGAGGATATGGATGGGAGATGTAGCAGGGGCGAAAATCGCCGGAAAGGGGACTGGGCGGCACGGAGAGGGCGTCCCCGATGGCGGGGGAGAGGTGTGGCAGGCGTTTGTGCGGTTGGTGGCCGAGATGCGGGATGCGCAGAAGGCGTATCATCACGCGCGGACGCGGGTGCGGTTGTACAAGGCGCTGGATCTGGAGCGTGCGGTGGACGCGCGTCTGTTGGAGTTGGTGAACGGGGCATTCCAGGCGGGGTTACCGCTGGATCCATCGGGAGGGGCGGGCGAGACGCCCGCGCGCCGGGGAGGGGAATGATGCGGGGGTTGTATGTGGTGGGGTCGGTGGGATCGGGGTGGTTGTGGATGGCGATGGCGTTGCTGGCGTGTGCGCCGCTGGGGTTGGCGCTGGCGGTGTTTGTGGTGGCGTTCTGCGTGACGTTTGTGGTGTTGTGTGCGGTGGCGGTGGGGGGGATGGCGGACGAGGATGGAGGATTGCAAGACGGCAGCATCCGCTAGTGCTGTTGTTGTGTATGGAGGTATGTTATGGAGAGAGGACGGTTTTACGAGCGAGGGAGAGGGACGGCGCAGGCGATGAGCGCGGTGCTGGTGGGAATTCTGGTGCTGGGTATGGTGGTGGGTGCGGTGCTGGCCGGAGGCGCGCGGCTGGCGGTCCGGCAGTTGGATCCGGAGCAGCGGGCGTTGTATTTGGCGCGGCAGGAGGCGTTGTTCCCGTGGAAGGTGCTGGCGGGGCAGGTGTCGCGCGGGGCGGGGGTGTTGTTGGTGGTGGCGGCGACGATGGGGGTGCTGCGGGCGGCGTGGATCGGGTTGGGGTGGTTGGAGCGGAAGAGCCGGGTGGTTTACGCGCGGGACGGGTTGTTTGCGTTGATCGAGGTGGCGCGGGGGGTGTTTTACGATCCGAACCGGGATAATCCGGGCGCGCATCCGTTGATCACGGTGAAGGCGCTGGATGTGCAGCGGGCGCAGGCGTTGGCGCGGGAGGGGTCGCGGTTGTCGGTTAAGGTTGCGGGGAGTCCTGCGGATTCGCTGTCAGAACCCGCGGCGCTGCCGAGTCCGTACGAGATGGAGTTGCCGACGCGGGTGCCGCTGCGGGGGTTGTTGGACGGGCCGCCGTCGCTGCATAATCTGGTGCTCGGGGTGGCGATCAACGCGCGCGGGGAGCAGGAGGTTATTACGGGCGACTTGGCGCAGATGGTGCATTCCGCGGTGGGGGGGACGAGCGGCTGGGGGAAGTCGGTTTTTCTGCGGGGGGTGGCGTGGCAGTGTGTGAACGCGCTGGAGCGCCCGGATATGGCGTTGATCGATTTGGAGGGGGTGACGTTGAGTCCTTTCGCGCAGTCGGAGCGGTTGCGTTTTCCGCTGGCGGATAGTGTGGAGACGGCGTTGGATGTGTTGCGGGGTGCGGAGGGGGAGATCGAGCGGCGCAAGGGGTTGTTTTCGCGGTATCCCGGGGTGGATAGTTTGTCGAAGTACAACGCGCTGGCGGCGGAGATTCTGGCGCCGTTTGTAATTATGATCGATGAGGCGACGGCGCTGCTGGCGAATAGGTCGGTGGAGGGGTTGTTGCGGGATGTGGTGCTGCGCGCGCGGAAGTACGGGGTGTGGCTGATTCTGGCCGGGCAGGATTGGAAGGCGTCCAGCCTGGATACGGCGATCCGCAATCAGTTGGGGGCGCGGTTCCAGTTTAAGACGATGAGCGCGAGCCAGGCGCGGGTGTTGATGGAGAACGGGGACGCGGCGGGGTTCGATGTGCGCGGGCGGATGCAGGCGTGGATCCCGGGGCGTCCGCTGGTGGAGGCGCAGGCGCCGTACATCGGGAGTGAGATGTTGCAGTTGCGGGACGAGGGTTCGCAGGCCGCGGCGATGGTGGACGATGAGGGGTTGCCGGACGATGAGCGGGTGCGGTTGCTCTACAAGCAGGGGGCGAGTAAGCGGCAGATCGAGATGCGGGTGCGGGGGTACACGGGCGGCGCGGCGACGGCGTTTGTGGATGCGGTGCTGGGCGGGGTGTAGTAGTAGTAGTGCTACTACTATGCTGCTTACGCTTAAGGAGGCTGTATGGACGACGAGTGGGGTGGCTTGGTGCTGTTTTTGCTGATGGTGTTGAGTGCGATTGTGGGGACGCAGTTGCCCGCGCCGCCGCCGCCGGAAAAGAGTACGGATGCGTTGTTGGCGGAGGTGGTGCGGCGGGTTGGGGAGGAGGTCTGATGAGTGAGGGGCGGACGAGCAGGCGCAGTACGGCGGTGGCGCAGGTGGTGGTGCGGGGAGAGCAGCTAGAAGATGATTATGGCACGCGGGAGTTGGTGGTGGAGCGGGTGTATGAGTATGTGCGCCCGAATGTGAACGGGGGACGTCCGGTGCAGCGGCGGGATGTGTTGAAGCCGCGGCGGCTGCGGATCGATGGGACGGGGGAGCGGTGGAGTGCGGCGTGGCAGTGGTTGTTCGATTTGACGTTGGAGATGGCGCGCAGTGGAGCGCAGCGGACGGTGATGGTGCTGGGGGAGCGGTCGGGGTTGTTGGATGAGGAGCGGGCGGGGGTGGAGGTGTTGGTGTGGAGTGTGGCGGGGGAGTTGGGGTTGCGGGTTGAAGGTTGAAGGTTGAAGGTTAAAGGTTGGGAGTTAAGGGTTAAGAGTTAGGAGGTGTCTGATGGGTGAGTTGTTGTGGAAGCATTATATTCCGACGCCGACGCCGTTTGTTTCGCCGGTGGCGGCGCCGGGGACGAGTGCGGTGGAGGTGGGGCGGTTTGTGGGTTTTCCGTATGGCAATGTGTGGGGCTGGGCGGCGGCGGTGGGCGCGGTGGTGGCGGTGGGGGTGGGGTTGTGGTTGTTGTGGCGGTGGGAGACCTCACCCCGGCCCTCTCCACGGGTGGAGAGGGAGGGGCGGGGGAAGAGTTAGGAGTTGCGAGTTGAGAATGGGAGGAGAAATGGGAGCGTGTGGATGTAATGAGATTCAGATTGTAAAACACGTTTTGAGCGTCGGAGAGTATGTGCTCGTTGTTGAGTTGTATCCCGGATGTGAGTATTGTCACACGGGCCTAAGTGTGAACTTGTATATGTTCTCGCGTGAGAGGGCGTCTGACTATATGTTTGAGCCAACGGGGGTGTTTGAGCCAGACGAGTGGGGGAGTGCCCAGATTTACACTCCGATTTTAAATGTTGAGGATTTGAAGAGAAACATTCCGCCCAATTTCGATCAGTATGACGATGTGAAGGATTGGCTGGATGATGTTGGTTTGCAGTGGTTGCAAAGTTCGCTATGGTCAGGCGGGGAGACGGTAGACGGGGGAGGTGGATGATGCAGCAGGGCGGTGAGTTTGTTGGGCGCGAGGCTGTGGTAAAGACATCGCAAGGTGACTTTTACGCGGAGGGTACGATCATTGGGGCATACAGCACACCAGTATTTTGTATCGAACGCGCCGATGGGACGCGTTTGTGGTGGCGGCAGGATTTGTGTGAGGTGGTGGGAGACCTCACCCCGGCCCTCTCCACGGGTGGAGAGGGAGGGGGACGGTAGGCGGTAGACGGGGAGGTGGGGATGACTAATATCGATGTTGGCTTGCGCGAAAAGATATTGAAGGTTCAGGCCTTGGCCGAACGAGGAGACGATGGAGAAAAGGTAGCAGCGGCTCGAATGCTAGATCGTCTGCTATCTATAAATGGGTTGACGCTGGACGATCTGCAAGAGCAGGTAGAAATGGGATTGGTCGCGTTTTCATATCGCACTAAATACGAAAAGCGATTGTTGCTACAAATCAAGGGTGCGGTAACGGGGCGTTGGGGTGGAACGTATTACCAATATCGCGGAAAAAGGATTATTGAATTCGAGCTATCTGAAGAAGAGGCTTCGCGTATAAGGGAGATGTTTGATTTGTACGCAGCGGCATTCAAAGACGAGGTAGAGATCTTATTCTCTGCGTTTGTCCAGAAGCACGATTTGGGCCGTCCCGCGAATGGAGAAGAGGGTCAGTTGGATTTGGCGGTGTTGCGGCGTTTGCTGTCAATGATGCAGACGTTGCCTGATATCGAAGTGCCTGCGCGGGCGGTCGGGAGGTTGACAGGTTGTGATATAATGGAAGTAGGTCTGGCAACCTAAACAGATAAATAGGCGGAGCGCCTCTTGTGCTTTCACAAGCATAATGGCGTTGTGGATACAGGCCCCCAGCGAATCGTCGTTTATCTCAGGTTGCCAGACCCGGGGAAGGCGCGCTTTGCTGGGGGCTTGTGTGTTACGGCGCCGAAAGGGTCTGGCAAAGATGGAAGCGAAGCAGGAGCATTTGAATACGTTTGAGGTGCGTTTGGATTGGCAGGAGTGTGCGCTGATCGCGCGGGCGCTGCGGGCGTATACGCCGCGCGAGGAGTGCGCGACGCGGCAGTTGGGGGCGCTGGTTCCGGCGTTCGAGGTGCTGGCGGCGTTTGGGTGGTGTCAGTTCAATTTGACGCCGGATGTGGCGCGGCAGTTGGTGCTGCGGGTGCCGGATGAGGAGGTGTTGAGAGGGTAGACGGGGGGCGACCTGCGGTCGCCTTGAGACGGGGATGCGGGCGGGACGCCCGCGGTCCATAGCTTGCCCGGGCGGCGGATCTGTGAAGGATCCGCCGCCTTTTTTGTTGGGGGGGGCGACCACGAGGGTCGCCCGTACGGTGGGTTTGTTCTTTGGGGGGTGGTCGTGGTATAGTAGTAAGGACTAAAGTTCGACGAGGGAGGGGTTGATGGCGGGTGTGGTGGTGGTGGATGGGGAGAGGCGGCAGTCGGTGCGGTCGGAGCGGGTGGCGGAGATGATCCGGTATCTGGTGACGAATCAGGTGACGGTCGGGCAGATTGTAAAGGGAAGTTTAGCGTTTAATTTTGCGGGCGAAAAAAGGTTGATCGCTGATTTGTATTCAAAGGAAATCATAAGAGCAGGTTAACCTAATGGTATGATGCGGTTAGCGCAGACAGCGCGCCGCTGGCATCGAGAGATGCTGGCGGCGCGTTTTTTTTATACCCCCCTCGGTCCCCCCACGCGTGGGGGGAGGCGGAGAGGGAGAGGGGGAAGGTGGAGAGGGATGGGGGAGACGGTGGAGGTTTTGACACTGCCGGGAATGGAGGGGGCGACGCTGGATCCGCTGAGTGAGGCGCAGCTGCGGAGTGAGGCGGCGCGGCGGGTGTTTGAGGCGCGGCAGGATGTGGGGCCGTGGATGGATGAGTATTTCGATCTGATGGCGGAGGGGTGGCCGTGGCGCAAGGCGGTGTTCATCCTCTGGGCTTCGCAACCGACGAAGAAGCGGCATCCGGCGACGCAGTGGGAGTTGGCGACGGAGATTTTGGGGTTGACGAGTGACCGGGTGATCCGGGAGTGGAAGGCGAAGGATCCGGCGCTGACGGGCAAGATCAAGGTGTTGCAGGCGTCGCCGCTGATGCGGGCGCGGGCGGATATTTTTGACGCGCTGGTGGAGAGTGCGAGTAAGGGGAATTACAAGAATCACCAGGATCGCAAGATGGCGCTCGTGATGATGGGCGATTACGTGGAGAAGCAGAAGTTGGTGTTTGGCGCGGAGGGGCAGGGCGAGGCGGAGGAGATGTCCACGGAGGATTTGCGGGCTATAGCGGCGCTCCCGATTACCCCCCTCAATCCCCCCACTGGCGTGGGGGGAGGCGGAGAGGGGGAAGCCCCCCTCGGTCCCCCCGACGACGGGGGGATGGATGGTTAGTCCGCAGGAGGCCGAACGGGAACGGGCGCGGCGGGAGTTGGCGCGGCGGGAGTTGGTGGCGTTTGCGTGGTACACGTTTCACGGGTACCGGCCTGGGGCGGTGCATTATCTGCTGGCGCGGATGCTGGAGCAGGTGGAGCGGTACATCGCGACGGGGGGCGAAGAGGGGATCGGGCGGCTGATGGTGTTTATGCCGCCGCGCGTGGGGAAGAGCGAGCTGGTATCCGTCAGGCTTCCGGCGTGGTTTTTGGGGCGGAATCCGGACGCGCGGGTGATTCTCTCCGGGTGTACGGGCGATTTGGCGACGGGGTTCAGCAGGCAGGTGCGCGACATTATTCGCGGTCAGGCGTTCCAGCGGTTGTGGGGCGAGGGCAGCGATGAAGCGCAGCGGGATTGGGTGCAGGTGAGCCAGGAGAGCCGGGCGGCGGGGGCGTGGGAGTTGGAGCGGCATCGCGGCGGGCTGCTGGCGGCGGGTGTGGGCGGCAGCATCATCGGGCGCGGGGCGGATCTGGCGATTATCGACGATCCGTTCAAGAGCCGGAAAGAGGCGGAGAGTAAGGCGCGGCGGGATGAGGTGGATACGTGGTACCGGTCGACGTTGTACTCGCGGCTGGAGGATAACGCGGCGATTGTGCTGATGCACCAGCGGTGGCACAGTGACGATCTGGCGGGGCGGTTGATCAAGAAGATGGTGACGGACCCGGGTGCGGATCAATGGGTGATTTTGAGCCTTCCGGCGATAGCGGAGAGTTGGGCGGGGGAGGCCCCCCTCGGTCCCCCCGATGCCCCCCTCGGTCCCCCCGATGACGGGGGGATGGGGATGGGGGAGGCGGGGTTGAAGGCGGCGCGGAACGGGTGGTGGCGGGTGCCTGATGCGCTGGGGAGGAAGCCGGGCGAGGCGCTGTGGCCGGAGAAGTACGGTGTGGATGTGCTGCGGTCGATCCGGGTGAATGTGGGGGGGTACGAGTGGGCGGCGTTGTACCAGCAGCGGCCCCAGCGGATCGAAGGGGCGATGATCGATGCGTACAAGATGGTGCGTGTGGGGCCGGATCAGGTGCCCTCGGGGTTGCGCGAGGTGCGGTATTGGGATCTGGCGGTGAGCGGGAGCGCGCGGGCGGACTATATCGCGGGGGCGCGGTTGGGCAAGGCGGCGGACGGGCGGGTGTACATCCGGCACGTGGCGCGGATGCCGGGGCCGTGGGCGGACGCGAAGGGGCGGATGAGATCGCGGATGTTGGCGGATCCGGCGAGTGTGACGCAGGGGATCGAGGTGGCGGGGCAGCAGGGCGGGTACTACCAGGAGTTCAAGCGAGATCCGCGGCTGGCGCTGCGGGCGATCGAGCCGGTAAATCCGCGCGAGGTGGGCAACAAGGAGGTCCGGGCGCAGGTGTGGGCCTCCAGGATTCAAGATGGTCTTATTTATGTGGTGGACGATGGTAGTTGGGACGTGGAGGGGTTTATCGATGAGTGTATCGCGTTCCCGACGGGGTCGTACGACGATCAGGTGGACGGTGTGAGCGGCGCGGTGCAGATGTTGGGCGGCTGGATGGGGAGTATGGACGATGTGCCGCAGGATACGACGGGGACGTCGATGTGGGATGAGTTGGGGGGCGTCCCACTAGGTATGGAGCAATTAGAGCCTTGGTCAATAGGTGGCGGACTGTAGTCGGTGGCTGTTTCGGGGACGCCTTGAGCAGAATGACTTCCTGCGGGCGTCATTCTGCTAGTTGAGGGGGGATGTGTGGTCAAGATTCCGTTGAATGAGGAGGGTTCCGAGGGGCTGCAGCAGTGGAATGGTGCGGTGAGTGAGACGTACCTTTCCAAGTTGCAGTGGCCGGGGGTGTATCCGATTTACGACGAGATGCGGCGGCGGGATCCGACGCTGCGGAGTATTTTTAATGCGGTGCGGCTGTTGGGCAGGCAGGCGTCGTGGGATGTGGAGCCGGGCGGGAAGACGGACGCGGACGAGAAGGCGGCGGCGTTCCTCTCCTCGTGCCTGGAGGATATGAGTCACACGGTAGGGGATTTCGTCGATGATTCGATGACGATGCTGCCCTTTGGGTGGGCGTCCGCCGAGGTGGTGTTCAAGCGGCGGGAGGATGGGCGGATCGGGTGGCGGAAGTTGGCGCCGCGCAGGCAGAGTTCGCTGAGCCGGTGGGATTTCGACGCGGCGGGCGGGTTGCAGGGGTGGTACCAGCGGGCGGCTCCTGATTATCAAGAGGTTTTTCTTCCTATTTCGCGGCTGCTGCACTTTGTGGCGGAGCGGGACGGGACGAATCCGGAGGGGTTGAGCCTGCTGGAGAGCGCGTACGAGCCGTGGTACTTTGTGAAGAACCTGCAAATTATCAGCGGGATTGGGTGGCAGCGGGCGTTTGTGGGGCTGCCGGTGTTCGAGTTCAAGGAGAATCCGTCGGAGAGCGATAAGACGACGGTGGAGAATGTGGCCAAAGGTTTGCAGGTGGGATCGACGCAGCACGTGAGTTTGCCGCCGGGGGTGGGGTTCCGCCTGGAGACGGTGAAGAATACGAACGCGGAGAGTTTGCTGGACACGATCCGGATGTACCGGGTGATGATGACGCAGATGGTGTTGGCGGATTTCATCTGGTTGGGCGCGGAGGGGGCTGGGTCTTGGTCGCTGGGGAGCGATAAGAGTCAGCTCTTTTTGATGGCGGTGAACGGGTATCTGGACCGGATCGCGGCGGTGTGGAACCGGCATGGTGTGAGCCGGTTGATGGGGTACACGGAGTGGGCGGGGTTGAAGAAGTACCCGAAGATCGTGCACAGTGACGTGCGGAAGTTCAAGTTGGGGGAGCTGGGCGCGTTTGTGCAGCAGATCGCGCGGTATATTCCGCTTTACGAGAGCGATGGGGATTGGGTGCGGCAGCAGGTGGGGATGCCGAAGGCGAGCGGTACCCCCCTCGGTCCCCCCACGGGTGGGGGGAAGGGCGGCGGGGCGTGGGCGTATCCGGATGAAAGGGGGCCGGTTGGGGCTTCGGACCCCCCTCGGTCCCCCCACCCGTGGGGGGAAGCATTTCTCGCGGAGGCGGATTACGAGCGGGAGGATGAGCGGCGGAAGTTGGAGGACGGGATCGCGAGGGATGTGGGGGCGTTTTTCGACGAGCAGCGGCAGCGGGTGCTGGACGCGGCGTCGGTGGGGGTAAATCCGGGCGATGAGGCGGAGTTCTGGGCCTCGGAGCAGGAGGCGATGCGGGAGAGTCTGCTGCAGGATCTGCTGAAGAGTGTGCTGGACCTGGCGCAGATGGCGGTGCAGGCGGTGGAGGAGGATTTTTCTGGCGGCGCGGATTGGACGTTGGTGAACGCGGATGCGTTGAAGTGGGCGCGGGAGTATAGCTACGACCTTATCGGGGGGATTACGGATACGACGCGAGACGCGGTGCGCGAGGCGGTGGGCGGCTGGATCGAGACGGGCGGGACGTTGGACGATTTGATCGATTTGTTGGGTCCGACGTTTGGGTCGGGGCGTGCGGAGCTGATCGCGACGACGGAGGTGACGCGGGCGTTCGATGAGGCCAATGATTTGGTACGGCAGCGGGTGGGGTTGCCTGCGGCTGAGGCGAAGAGTCCGGCGCATCCACGATGCCGGTGTTACACGAGGCCGGTGTTCAGGAATGGGCGCTGGTACATCGTGTGGAATACGGTGCGGGACGAGCGGGTGTGCACGCAGCCGTTGAGTATGCCGTGGGGTGAGGTGGCGGGGTGCGGCGGGATGCACGGGATCGTCGTCGGTGGGCCGGATGGGACGGTGGGGAAGGCGATTGGGGAAGTAGACGGTAGACGGTAGACGGGGAGGGGCGAGGTATCGCCTCGCCCTTACGCGGGGAGATGCGGGCGGGACGCCCGCGCGCCATAGGGGGAGATGATGGTTGTAGAGGTTGATCCGGCGTCGCTGGCGGCGTTTCAGGCGGCGATTGGGCAGTTGGAGCGGGATCTGGCGAATTTTCCGGAGATCGCGGGGGGTGAGGTGAAGCCTGCGCTGGAGAAGGCGCTGATGGTGCTGCAGGGTGAGGCGGCGGATTATCCGCCTGCGCCGCCGAGTCGCCGGTATCGACGGACGGGGACGCTGGGGCGGCTGTGGGCGTCGGGGGCGCGGGTGGTGGAAGGGAGTGGGATCAATTTGGTGGGGCGTGTGGGGAACCGGGCGCCTTACGGGCCTTACGTGCAGGATCCGGATCGGCAGGCGGCGTGGCATCGCGGGCGTTGGCGGACGACGGATCAGGTGAAGGAAGATGGCGCGCCCGCGGTGGGTGAGGTGTTGGGACAGGCGGGGGTGCGGATCGTGGAGAAGTTGGGGGCGTGACCCCCCTCGGTCCCCCCACGCGTGGGGGGAAGGGAGAGGCCCCCTCTTGGTCTCCCCCGATTGCGGGGGAGAGAGAACGGAAACGGAGGTGTGTATGTTGAGACGGGATTTTTGTTTTGTGGCGTTGGGTGAAGGGTCGCCGGTGGAGATTCTGCGGGTGGGCGAGTTCGTGGATATGCACGGGCGGGATGTGTCGATCACGGAGGATATGCTGGACGCGTTCGTGGCGAATTTCGAGGCGGGCGCAGCGGGGCAGGAGATTCCGTTCGACATCGTGCACGAGAAGCGTGAGGCGGCGGGCTGGCTGAAGAAGTTGTGGCGCGAGGGCGAGACGCTGCTGGGTATCCCAGAGTGGAACAGTCTGGGTGAGCAGTTGATCGGCGACAAGATTTACCAGTATTTGAGCGCCACGATCGATATGGTGGGGCAGTTTATCAAGACGATCAGTCTGGTCAACACTCCGGCGGTGAAGGGGTTGAAGCCGGTGGCGTTGGCGGAGAGTGTGATCACGTGGGAGAAGGGGACGATCGGCCTGGGTGCGTACTTCCAGGCGCGCATCCATCTGGATTTCACACGGGTTGCCGATGCGATGGCGATGGCGGGGTTCGTGACACCGGACGAACGCAAGGAGCTGAGCGGCGCGATCGGCGCGGGGTTGGAGGCGTTCGCCGGAGATCTGGGCGACGTCGGGGAGAAGGTGATGGAGGCTCCGTATTTTGAGCCGTATGTGTATTACTCAGAAGCAGAAGATGAAAAGGGGGACGTGGGAATGAATGAGGCAGAACAGCGGAAGCGGTTGCGGGCGGAGATCCGGGCGGAGTTGGCAGCGGAGATGGCGGAGAACAAGAAACTCGAGACCAAGCTGCGCGAGGAGATCCGAGCAGAGGAGCGGGCGCTCCTGGAGGCGGAGTACGCACGCCACGGGGAGTTGGTGGCTTTCGCCGAAGAGGTGTGCCGCGGTGAGAACGCGCTGTCAGAGTCGCCGGAGGAGGTGATCGCGTTCCTGAGCGGGTTGGAGGGCGAGCAGTTGGAGAAGGCGAAGGCGCTGCTGCGGTCGAAGACGGTGGATCTGACGGAGCGCGGGTCCAGCGGGAAGGGTGAGGGCGAGGGCAAGCTGATTCCGTTGAACGGGTTCGTGCAGAAGCAGTTGCGCACGTATCTGGACGAGGGTCAGGGGACGGTGGAGGAGTTCTTCGCGCTGAACGCGGAGGAGTTGGGCGAGGCTGCGCAGTACGATTTGGCGGAGTTTGCCGAAGAGAAGTAGACGGTAGGCCCCCCTCTTGGTCTCCCCCCGGTGGGGGGAGAAAGGGAGCAGGGGGAGACGAAGAAGAGGATAGGAGGATACGATGGCAGATTTGACGAGGGATGCGCCGCTCCGGTTCTGGGGCGAGGCGCACAGTGAGAAGTGGGTGTTGGATAACAGCGCGGCCCAGGAGATTTACAAGGGGCAGCCGATGATTCTCGACATCAGCGAGGATACGGTGTACCCGCGCGGGTTCGTGGATGCGACGGTGGTGGCGGCGACGGACATCTTCATCGGGATCGCGGCGGAGCGGAAGACGGTGGCGACATCGGATACCGAGACGGACAACGAGATTGAGGTGTACACCTGGCCGACCATCATCGGGTTCAAGAGCGCCGTGTTCACGGACGCGGATGTGGGCGACACGGTGTATATGTCCGACAGCGGGACGTTGAGCGCGACGGCGGGGGATAATCCGCAGATCGGGAAGCTGCACCGGGTGTACGACGGGTACGCGTACGTGCAGTTGGTGTCGCCGCAGATTTGTAGCGGGGCTTAATCGAGGGCTGCAGCGAATCGCGGGTCGAGGTCCTTCGACTCGCTGCGCTCGCTCAGGATGACGAGCAAAAGGAAACAGGAGGATAGGGATGATTAGTGGAAATGTTCCGAAGCATTTGGTGGTGGGTGCGCGGACGGGGTTCCTGACGGGGATGCGGGCGCGGGCTTATCCGTATGCGCGGGTGGCGAGTGAGATTTCGATGGGGGCGAAGAGTCTGGATCTGGTGGATCTGGGCGCAGCGCCGATGCCGACGAGCGGCAAGCGTGGACCGACGGTGCAGGATATGATCGAGAAGACGAAGACCATCGGCGTGGAGGACTGGGACATCACGGTGTTTATCAGTTATAACGCGCTGAAGGACGATCAGACGAGCACGTTGGAGCGGCGGGTGCGCGCTGCGGGCGACAACTTCGAGAAGCACAAGAACAAGCGGGTCTTCGAGGTGCTGAATGGCGGCGACGGCTCCACCTACGGCCTGGGGTACGACGGCCAGGAGTTCTTCTGTGCGACGCACGTGGACGCCGGGGCGCACTACCAGACGGCGCAGGACAACGAGTACGCGCTGGAGCTGACGCTGGACAACTTCGAGACGGTGAACGTTGCAGGGCAGGGACTGCGCGATGATCAGGGGGAGCACACGCAGTATCTGTACGATCTGCTGGCTGTGCCTCCGGCCTATGAGCGCCGTGCCGCGCAGTTGGCGGAGAACGTCGAGGCGTACCACACGGGGAATCGCGAGATGAACCCGTACGTGGGGAAGCTGGGGTACGTGGTCAGCCCGCACCTGGACAGCACGTCGTGGTTCCTGATCGCGTCGAACGAGCAGGTCAAGCCGATCATCATCGCGATGCGGGAAGCGCCGGGTTTGCAGAGCGCGTGGTTCGATCCCAAGCAGCCGGACGGCGGGCGGTACTACTTCAAGTTCTATGCGCGCTACGAGATGCACTACGGCGACTGGCGTCTGGCGATGATGGGGAACACATAGGCGGCTGCGCCGCTTATGTGTTTTGTCGCAGTTTTGTCCCTTCGGGTCAAAACTGCGGAATCAGGCGGGGTGTGGTGGCGTTTTGGTTTGGGGCCTGGGAGGACCGGAGACGGTTCTCTGGCAGGTGTCTCCTCTCTCCGGTGGGGCCTGGGTGGCGGCCCGGGCCTCACCACGGGCCACCGATGGTGGCCTTGGGCAGAATAGCTTCCTATGGTCGCTGTTCTGCGGGGAGAATGTTCAGACAGGAGGGTGTATAGATGAAGTTGACGAAGGAGCAATGGCAGGCGATTTTCAGCGTCTTGTTGAGCGCGGTGTTGGGGGTGCTGGCGGTGTTGGGTTGGGTGATCGAGCCTGCGCCGATCGAGGTGCCGGAGATCGTGATCCCGGAGATCGTAATGCCGGAGATTGTGATCCCGGAACCGGTGGTGGTGATGGCTCCGGCGACTGAAGGGGGAGATATCCCGGTTGATCTGGGGAATATCAGTTTTGGGGCGACGAATTTCGATTCGATCAGTGTGGAGGATGTGACGGCGAGCGACGACGTGACGGTGGGCGATGATCTGACGGTGACGGACGATGCGTCGGTGACGGGGGATCTGACGGCGGGATCGGCGACGGTGAGCGGGTTGACGCTGATATCGTTCGCGAATCTGACGGTAACGAATGGCTCGACGCTGACGCCTACGTACAACATTTACGCGCTGGATAGTGCGGGCGCGGTGACGATGACGCTGGCGGCAAGCGCGACCGAGGGGCAGTTGTTGATTCTGATCGGGGATGATGCCAACGATATTACGGTGGCGGACACGAATCTGCGGAGCAACGACGGGGCGGCGCAGGTGCTAAATCAGTACGATGTGTTGATGTTGGTGTACCAGGACTCGGAGTGGGTGGAGATAAGCGAGAGTAACGATTCGTGACCTCCCCTCCCCACGGGGCGTGGAGAGGGCCGGGGTGAGGTATGAGAGGAGGATGTATGTACTACGTGAAGGTGAAAGAGGATTATCGCTGGCGGACTGCGCAGGTGGCGGGGCGGGAGTTTACTAAGGACGAGACGCCGGTGCCGGATGAGGCGATGGTGGATGAGGTTCTCAGGTCGCCGATTCTGACGGTGCGACAGGAGACGATCAATGCGACGCCTGCGGCGGTGGCGCTGGCAGAGGCGATGGAGATCGATCTCAAGATGGTGGAAGGTAGCGGCGCGGACGGGCGGGTTTTGAAGGCTGACGTGCTGCAGATGGTCGTGAAGATGGAGGAAGGCGAGGAGGAGGGGGCGGAGTAGTGCCCCCTCTTGGTCTTGAGGTGGGGCGGGGGGCGGGCGAGGC